AACAATTTTATTATAACGTTAATTAATAGTGGAATTTGGCATCGTATGGATTTACTTTATAATTTCATGATTCATACGAATGATGCAAGTGAAGCATACATTAACTGGATTAATCCGGGAACTTTTAATTTAACTGATCCAAGTGGTACTAATCCTGAATTTAATACATATCGAGGAATAACGGGAGATTATACTACAGATTGGTTAAATACGAATTTTATTCCAGTACAACATTGCATCAATTCATCTACGAATAGTTTTACATTGGCGGCATATATTAATACTTTTAATACTGGTGGTGTAGCAATTGGAGCTGCTTCATCGGCTTCTCCATATTCTAGAACAGCAATTCAACCTACATACTCGGCGACTGTCCAAAGAGCTTATATTAATTCAGAAATTACTCCTACTACAGGAGCTAATCCCAACTCATTAACAGGATTGCATCTAGCGACTAGAGTCGCCTCAAATAGGGTCAACGTTTTCATAAATGATGTTTGTACTGGAACTTCTACAGTTGTAAGTAATAGAGCAGTAAATCAATCATTAACGCTATTGGCGCAAAATGTTAATGGTACATCACAAGATAACTTCTTTGGTTCTCAGATGGGTATGGCATTTGTGATGGACGGAGTAACACCCATAGATGTTTCAATAATAAATAATGCTATCAAAGATTATAAAAAAGGACTTGAGACATTCCCAGAATACTTATATGGACCTGAAATAGTTGAAAACGGAACTTTTGATACAAATGATTATTGGAGAACTGATGCTTCACCTCTTCCTGATGCAGGCTGGTCTATCCAAAATGGAAAACTCGTATGTGAAGGCACTAGTCCCTTTACTCCTATAGTTCTTCCAGCTGGAACTTTTCAACAAGGTGTACAATATATAATTTTCTGCGATGTAGATTTTTCAAGCGGTACATTGTATTTTAACATTGATAATGAAAACTGGCCATTATCTCAGGGGCATAATGAACATGTTTTTACGTATGGTGGAGGAAGCTATTATATTTTTCAACCCTGGGATATATTTGTTGGAACTATTGATAATGTTTCTATTCGTCAATACTATGGAATTTGAATATATAAATAAAATGGTGATTTATGTCTGAATGCCCAGAAAATAATGAACAATTAAGCGTTTCTAATCCTACGCAATTAGCAAGTAGTCTTATTCTTAAGCCCAGTAAAACAGGAATAACATTTAATTCTATATTTGATGTTAATAAAATGGTTACTAGTGCTCAAAACTATGTTGATATAAATTCAACAGTTAATCAGATGTTTGGCTATAATGTTAAGTGGTTTAGGGCAATTCCTCAACAAAGATCAAAGGATGTTATATTCCAAGAATATACGCTTTCTAATGTAGCTGAATGTCCTTTAGATATTAAAGTCATTATTCCTGACGGTACTATGCCAGATAGCAAATATACGTTCGATTTAATGGGTCTCGAATATGAAGTTCCCCTTGAAATTCAAATTGATAAAAAATACTGGGAATCGGTCGCAGGGTTTGGTACAGCACCACAAAAGAAAGATATCGTTTATTTTCCAATATCAAACAAAATATACCAAGTTGAGTCTTCTTATCTTTTAAGAGGTTTTATGGAACAAGAAACAACATGGAAATTAAACCTTAGAAAATACATGCCCGAGGCATCAAGAAGAGAAGGTGCAGCACTTCAAGAAACTATTGACATGTACACTGTAAGTACTGAAGAAATTTTTGGGCCTGCAATTGATGATGAAGTTAAGAAACTTGTTAATGAACCTGAATTTAGCCAATTTAACTCAACATCAGAAGACAAGTTTAAATCTATAGATGCATCACTTATGACCATTGCACTTCCGATCGATATTTATGGGACTCTTGCGGCTCAATCATTTTATGATTTGCAAACCTCTTCTTCAAAGAACGCAATTGTTTATAACGGCCAAGACAGAATCACAGAAACTTCAGATCGATGTTTAGTCGCTTGGGTAATGCCACGTACAATATCTGAAATTAACAAAGAATATAATGTTTTAGATATTGCACCTGTATCATATGATGAAGCTTTTATAGAAAATTTCCCAGATTTTTTCTTATCTTATGATGCATCTTTATTAAATAGGATTAATTACTCAATATCGCCTGGAACTCCAGCTAAAACAACAAACTTTAAAATTGGAGATTATATAACAATATCTCGCATAGGTGCTCTTAATTTTTATGCAAAGATTGCAGCAATAAGTGTTAATCCATTTCAACTTCATTGTATGGTAAGCCCCTTTGTGGTTCAACATCTTAATGAAATAAGATCAGATTGGAGTACTCAAAAAGGATACAAAATAATGACCAAAGAACCTATATCAATTATAGACGGGATTGATATATTTGGTGATCATGTTTTATCTGCAAATATTTATGCAAATCAGTACATAGCAATAAATTATAGTAATGAATATCCTGATGATGATGCTTATGTCGTAAGAATAGACGAAAAGCTTTTAGATGATCAGTGGTATGGAATAATTGTTAACATTGGAAATTCATGGCAACAATATAATGTCTACGTTTGGACTAAGCATGAAACAGATAAAGCATCAAAAATGCGTAATGTATTCTATGAAACTCTTCAATTAACACCTCAAGCATTTGTAGTGGATCAATATAATGTTAATAAATCACCGGCTTACTTAACAAATTTAAGACTATATTCTGCTACGATAGAAGAAGAACATCAGGTAAATGAACTTATGGCATATTTCTCAAAAGATGCAGATAAGTTAATTTTAGCTGATCAAGCCGAGCCCATTGTTAGAATGCCATATATAACTAGACAACGATAACGATAAATACTTAAAATTAAAACATATGAAAGCAAAGGATGAAAGAGAGGAACTACGTAAGTTGTTGGATAAATCACCCGATGAAATAAAAGATAATGTTCCTACTAATGCTGAAAACATTCCAGGATTAAAAGCAGAACCTGTTACAGATGTAGATTTTAATGAACTTCGAGAAAAATGTGAACAAGAAGCCGAGATAATGCTTAAAAATGCAATAAAGTTTATTATTCCTGAAGATATGATAGAAAGTAATGAATATCTTGAAAATAAGCTTAAAGTAGATATAATATCATTATCTGGAATGATTTATCAACTTCGAACAAATGAAGTTATGCAAAAGGCTCTCATTGATCAAGTTAATTTAGGAATGGTAAACGCAAGAATGTTCGAAGTTTTTGCTGGTATGTCCAAAACTATTGGTGAACTTAACAAACAACTTATACAGACAGTTGAAGCTCTAAAGGAAACTTATAAATCATTCCGTGAAGATGTTAAAGAAAAAAGAACTGAAGCGCTTGGACCTCAAACTGGGCCCAAAGGAATGATTACAACAGGAGATGGGGGAGTTATTACTAGAGGAACTAAAGAACTAATAAATCGAGTTAAAACATTAAATGCACCTGAAGGTTATTTAGATAAAGAGGGGCTTATCCCCAATATCGATGATGCTCAATTAGTTGAATAAAACACATTTTTATGGCAAACACAACTATATGGAACAGTCAACTGGTTCAGCAATCGTTGGAAAAACTTAGAATGGGTATTCCAACAGATCTTACGTGTTTTCACATGGGAGATATTGAGCTTAAAACTGGAAATCTTTTATATCAATTAACACATGAAGAAATAGAAGAATTTCATAACTGTTCCCGAGATATTGTGTATTTTGTTGAAAAATATTGCCGTTTTCTTACTGATACTGGAAGAAGAGTTGTAAAATTACGTGATTATCAAAAGAAAATATTGCGTGCCCTTGCAAGTGAAACGTGGAATGAAAAGACAGAGGACTTAATTCCCCAGATCCGTAACCTGATTATGCTTCAAAGCCGCCAGTCGGGAAAAACTACTACTATTGCAGCATATTTTGCTTGGTACATGTGTTTCCATAGTGATAGAAACTTAGCTATTTTGGCTAATAAACAAACAACGGCATTTGAAATTGTTGGTAAAGTTATTGATGTATTCAAAGGATTGCCATTCTTCTTAAAACCTGGCATTATTAATGCTGGAGCGGGTGGAATGAAATTAGATAATGGTTGTATGTTAACCTCTCAGGCAACCACAAAAACAGCTCAAATCGGTTTTACTATTCATGTTCTTTATGCGGATGAGTTTGCTCATATTCAAAAATCAATAGCACGCCATTTCTGGAGATCAGTTTATCCTACATTAGCATCTTCTGAAGTTTCACAGTGTATTATATCATCAACGCCTAACGGTACTGATAACGTTTTCTTTGATATATGGGACAGATCACAAAAGGGGATGAACGATTTCATGTCAATACGAGTTGATTGGTGGGAAGTTCCTGGACATGATGAAGAATGGAAACAAAGAATGATAGCAAACTTTGGTGAAGAAAACTTTGCCCAGGAGTTTGGTCTTGATTTTAATCAGGCTGGATCTAATTTATTATTACGAGGTTCAGATTTAAAATTTTTATCAAGACTTGAAAAAGAATACGTTTTTCATGATTTAGAAAAAACTGATTTAGATGATCTTCTTTATCGAAATTTAAAATGGGATCCTGGTTTTGATCCTAATGCTGAATTTAATTCTAAAGAACATAGATTTGTATTAAGCATAGATACAGGGGAAGGAAAGGATGAAGATGAATTAAAAGATAATGATTACAATGTATGCAACATATTTCGTATTGAGCTTAAAAGCATAGCACAATTAAAGAAACTTAGAAAAGATGAACTTATTATTAAAAATATGTTCAGATTTGTACAGATAGGATTATATCGTGATAACATAAAAGATGAAGAAAATTGTGCTAAAGTAACAAGATCAATTGTTTTTGATCAATTCGGAGAAGAACTTTGCAAGGTATTGATTGAAATGAATTTTAACGGAAAACATTTTCTTGATAAATTTTCAGAACACGACAAATATGATGAAAGCGTTGTTTTAAATACTTATCATACTAAACCTATTCCT